ATTGCCTAATACTTATGAAGTTTGTGCAATCGATGTGGATGCCAAATTATGCGATCAGCCTGAGATGAGCATTTACTTAGCAGAGCAAATTAGAGTTGCTGCAAAAACCGATAAGAGAATTAGCTACATAATCCATTGTGGCAAGATTGCTAGTGCTAAGTCATTTTGGCGTTTTGTCAAATATCGTGGCATTAACCAACACACGCGACATATCCATATCTCATTCAAACCAAATCAAAAAGGCGAGTTCTTTAACATCCCACTACTAGGAGGCAAGTAATGAAACTGACCAAAAAACACAAAGCAGTAATCAAGTCATATTTGAGAGCTGTGGCAGCTAGTGCGATTACAACAGCCTTAGCGATTGTGGTTGATATTCATCCAGCTTATGCAACATTACTAGGCGCATTTGTCGCACCACTTGCTAAAGCAATTGATCCAAAATCGGGGAGCGAAGTGGGTTATGGTCTTAGCGAAAAATGACACCGAACGAATGGGTTGGTTTAAGCGTTGGCGTATGCGCCGTATTAACAAGTTTATTGCTGGTTCTGCGCTTCATTATTAAATCTTACCTGCAAGAACTCAAGCCTAATGGTGGCTCAAGCATGAAGGATCAATTAAACAGATTAGAGGCGCGTGTTGATGATCTCTTTATGTTAATTAGTAAGCGATAATTTATTTTATGGCGAACACACGAAAACCTATCAAACGCAAAAAGATCAATCGTCGAGTCGTTCGCCACACTCCTGAACCATTGTCAAAAATTGATCAACATTATTTGGCTTTACATACTTGCTATTCAGCAGCTCGTAAAGCAGGATTTACTCCAGAGCACGCATTCTGGTTAATGACAGAGCATAAGACTTTTCCTGATTGGGTCGTAGGCGATGGCGGCATTATTCCATCCATAGATCCAACTGACGATGAGGATGACGATTAAGCGATATTTAGTTATCAGCGATCTTCAAATCCCATACCATCATGAGCAAGCAGTCAAGAATGTCATCAAACTTGCAAGGCGTGAGAAGTTTGACAGCGTTCTATGTGTTGGCGATGAGATTGACTTTCAAACCATTTCTCGATGGGCTGAGAAAACACCTTTGGCTTATCAACAAACTCTTGACCAAGATCGCACAGCTACTCAAGAGATCCTTTGGGCATTAACTGAAAATGCTAAAGAGGCTCATATTGTCCGCAGTAATCATACTGATCGCTTATATAACACTCTCTTAAAAGTTCCGGGCTTGATCAGCCTTCCAGAATTACAATATGCCAAGTTCATGGACTTCGATAATCTAGGCATAACATTTCATAAGACATTCTACGAATTCGAAAAGGGCTGGATCTTGGCTCATGGCGATGAAGGCAACTCAAATCCCAATGCTGGCATTACTGCCCTAAATTTGGCTCGCAAGGCTGGTAAGAGCGTTGTTTGTGGTCACACCCATAAGTTGGGCATGAGTGCCTTCTCAGAGGGCTTAGGAGGGCATTACAGACCTTTATATGGCATTGAGGTAGGAAACCTTATGAATAAGGCAAAAGCCTCTTATACGAAAGGCTTAGCCAATTGGCAGATGGGTATCGCAATCCTTGAATGGAATGGAAAAAACATGACCCCAACTCTAATTCCGATTAACAAAGATGGCAGTTTTACAGCTCTTGGAAAGTCGTATGGGGCTTGAAACCGACTATCGGGATCGTTCGATTGATGATCATATCGATGAATTTGAGGATATTGGCGTTATCTAATCGTTATAGAACACGCCATAAATAATTAACCGAAGGTCATTGCTTTAGGTCATACTTTATGTATTCCACAACCGTTGTGGATATGTAAGGGAGCAACATGACACTAAAAGAAGCTGGTCTATTGTGGGTCGCATCGATGGTCTTGATCATCTGGGCTTACGCAATACACGAAAACGCAAAGCAAACCCACTATTGGCGTGGGAGGAAAGACGGGTTTGATCTTCATCGCAGAATGATCAACACCAAGATTAAGTCTGATGAAGTATTTGATTATGACAAAAACTGAAAGCCTGTTTGATGAGGTCATTACTACGATCCAACAGCGCGGAAGTGTCTATGGACATCCGTACTACAACCACAAAAGAATTGCAGGCTTATGGTCTGCTTATCTCGATTTCCCAATCACACCACACCAAGCTGCTTTATGTATGGCGCTGGTCAAGGTTTCTAGGCTTAGTGAAACCCCAGATCATTACGACAGCATCAAAGATTTCATTGCCTATGGATCTGTCTATAAAACTGTGCTTGATGCAGTCAAAGATGAAAACTGGGAGGACTAACTAATGGCTTTCAATCTTGCAGATTATGAAGATGTGGCTACTTTGAACAAGTGGTTTATATCAAATTTCCCGTCAGGAAGATCTGACATTTCAGTCATAAGCCATGATGCAGTCAATGGTTATATCTTAGTGCAATCTACTTTGTGGCGAGATAGCAAAGATGAACAACCAGCTGTAAGCAACATTGCATTTGGTAGCAGAGAAACTTATATTCAAAACATGAAGAAGTTTTATGTTGAGGATACTGCGACAAGCGCATTAGGTAGAGCAATTATTTTACTTAAAGGGTCTGACAAAACTGCAACCAAAGATGATATGAAAAAGGTTGATGTTGAGCCAAATCAATATGAGAAGAAACTTGCAGAGCGCAGATATTCACCACCGGGAACTAAATCAGCAGCTGTGGAAGATGCTCTTAGAGCAAGTTTTGCAGTTGAGAATAAAGAAGCTGATCCACAGCAATGGACAGTTAGTGAAGTTGTTGATCAAATAGCATCAGCAACGCCTAATGAGCCACCTGCTTGCGAGCATGGTCATATTCTAAAGCAAGGAATATCTAAAGGAGGTAAGCCATATTATGGTTATGTATGCAAAGCAAAACAATGCGAACCTAAATGGGCAAAGATTACAACTAATGGAAAATGGTATTTTGAAGGAGGTGAATAAATGGGTGAAATGATAATGATTGATGGCTCTGGTCTAACTGCTACTTTTACAGATAACGGAGTTAGGGTCGAACCATCAACGATTGTTTGTGATACTTGCAATGATGACAGATTACTTCATGAGGGCGATCTGCTTCGATGCTATTCCTGTCATTCAATCAATCGAATTCCATAGTGCCGAATTACGAATACGCTTGTGATAGAGAGGGGTCAAGTATTGTATTGGATCTTCCGATGCAGCACGAAATCCCTCTTTGTCAAGTATGTGGCTTTGAATTAAGTCGTGTCTGGACAGCAGTTCCGGCAATCTTTAAGGGCAAGGGATGGGCTGGTAAAGGTGGTTAAGTTTAGATGTAATTTCTGTTCAGCCAATTCAGAGTTTGTCTGGATGGATGGTTACGATACAGCTGATGGCTTTAGGGTTTATCAATGCCTTAAGTGTTGCGCTATTGGCACAAAGAATCTAGCAGAGGCAACTGACACTCAAGAGCCTATTATCCGATGTGATCAATGTGGATCTTGGCAATTTGTAGATCAGCAATGTCATACTTGTGAATTGATTGGGGCTAAATGAAGTTTGCAATTGCAGATCCACCATACTTAGGCAGAGCAAATCGATGGTATGGAGCAACTGGCTGTGGTGATGGTTATGGTTTAGGAAAACCTGATATTCATCCAGAGGCTTACTTATGGGATGAACCAGCTACTCACAAAAATCTTATTAATAAGCTAATGAATGGATATGATGGATTTGCCATAGCTTTAACTGTTCATAGTCTTTCAACTTACATGGAGGAAATTGCTACAAATTCGAGAAATGGCATAAGGGTTATGGCTTGGGTTAAACCATCAGCAGTTCCATCAGGTAATAGGATACAAAATGTATGGGAACCAGTAATTGTTAAAATGCCACAATCGCGAAAGAATTACAAATCTGGTAAATCATGCAAAGATGTCTTAATTGCTCATCCGCCTAGAAATGGCTTTGTTGGGGCTAAACCAAACGAATGGACTTCTTGGGTTATGGATGCAATGGGTGTTAAAGCTGGCGATACAGTAGAAGATTTATTCATTGGCTCTGGCAAAGTGTCAGAAGTTATAGCTGCAAGACAAGCGTAAGACACGCGATAATTCTATTAGATTTGGAGTGATGTGATACC